GATTCGTGTACTAATATTTCGGACCACATGGCAAATGGCTTACCACACGCAACCACTAGAAGTTTATCATCTCCGTCAAAGTAACCCCCACATTCAGTTTCAAAATCACCGGTAACAACAACCTTTTTGCTAGGCGATAAGACCAGCTCTATCTTATACTCTCTGCATTGCCTTTTGAGAGAGTTTACAAAGGGCTTGAACTTATTATCTATAGGGAATTTCATTTATTTGGATTGTTGATTAATCTTTCAATATACCAAACTGCTTTTTTTAAATCTTCTTTACCGCCTTTGCGCTTCCACCTCCACAAATACTTGATGGCATTACCAATGGCAAATGCTTCATCTCCGTCTAATCCTTTTATTGCCTCCTCAACGGCATCTATACATTCTATTTTTCCAGCGTTATAGTGCGCTGGGTGATCTACTTTAGATGATACGTCCTTCATGAATAGCTATATTATTTACCTTAAAATCTCCGTTCTTTTCTACTAAAATATGAGCAAATCCTAAATTGTGTTTTGTTCCATGTGGATCATAATCCGGAGCCAGCGTACAAAGACAACCAACCGACCATGTACCAATGGTTTCTCCTTTCAATGTTTTCTCAACGTGATGGCTAGTGGTATGCACATGACCAATGATAGCATTTGATTTAACACGAAGGAATAATCCTCTGGCTGCATTTACGGGAGCAAATACTCCACGAATCATTGTGTGACCATGATGCATCTGCAACTTACCAGCCATTAAAACTACATGCTCCGCAAAGAACTTTACACCCAACTCATCAAGCTTCATTCTTTGTGGAAGGTGGTAATACTCATCACTGAATAATATTGGAGCCTTCTTCATTAGATAGCGCTTAATCCACGCGTCATGATTACCTTCAATCCAATAGAACTTGGCTTTAGGGAATTGATATTTTAGATATTCTATAAATTGTTTGGCATATTGAAACCATGTTCTAACATCATCTAGGCCCGGCGGTGGCGCATCATGGCTTGTAAACGGAGTGTTATCCAATATGTCACCTCCTAATACAATGCAGTTTATATTATGCTCTTTGCCATATTTAACGGCTAATTCAATGGCTTCATTGTCTTGGTTAGGGATATGTACATCAGATAACCAAAGTATATTACTACACTCTTTTGGTAGAATTTGAAATTCTCTTTCCTTGCAATTTGAAGGAGGTAATTGTGGTTTGTGTTCCATTATGTTTTTTGTATGTTTTCTATGTATTTCGCCATTAGCTCCAGTTATCTGCCTAATCATCATTCTAGCCGCTTCAGGATTATCAAACAAATGAGGATACCTTTCAAATGCTATTTTCCCTAAATTAGATTTAGAACTATTAGGGAACTCCAATAAGAGCTCTCTTAATAATCTATTTTTCTGTGTTGGACCTGTATGCTGATTTGCCATTATGCTAGTGTGCTATGGAATAAATCAAATTTCTCTTGTCTATCAGTCAAGCCATGAGTACCACCATTCACACGCTTTGTAACTGCCAACACTACATCATCGCCATGACCTTTGTCGCATACGTCCCATAACTTATTCTTATGGAAGAAGAAGGCAGCAGAAGTAAGTGGGTATTTGGTAGCCACTAAATCCGGATTAGCCATAATATCATCATCTACAAACTTATCAAACGCTGCGTAATTATCCTTACCAGTAAGCTGAATATAACCACGACCTCTGAACTTAAAACCATCTCCTGAAGCTTCATCACCATTACCCATGCGTCCACCATAAACTTTGTTGGCAATCTTTTCTGGTTGTCTTGCATACTTGTTTGCTAATTCTATAGTTGGAAAATATTTAGGGAATATCTTACGAAGGCCATCAGCAGAATAGTTTAAGTTTTCTTTTACGAACTTAAAGTTACCGCTTTCATGGGCGCATTGAGATAAAAAATGAGATAGCCTCAACGGACCATCAATACCAAATTTTTCAATAATCAAAGGTATTTCCTCCATTACGTTAGCAGGAATTTTTGTTGATAACGCTTCTAATTTCATTTTATTTTATTTGAGAGTAAAGAAATATTACTAATAATGTAAACAAGACACTATTGAATTTATGTAGCTTTTGTTCAAACTTCACATCTTTTTCAAACTGATTGTATATAGCTATATTTTTATAGTATCTTGATTTGTAATCATTAAGAGTATCTACACTAACTTTATTCTGATAGTTCAATGTATCTTTAACTCTAAACAAACTATAAATCTCTAACTTCAAACTATCTTTTACAGACTCGTGTCGCTTCAATAAACTATCTATCTTATTATTTTGATAGCTAACCACATTGTTAAGGCTATCAAAGGCAGCATTAATCTTTTGCCCTTCTGCTCTACTTATGATTATCTTTTCCTCTCCGCCTATCTTCTTAACGTATTGGGCGAAGCTGGAATTTCTCGCTGCTAGTGTCAACAGTATTAGCAGAGTCAAGCTTGCTTTTAATTTCATTTAGTTCAGATTTTAATTGGTTAACTTCTGATTTTAAACTTACTATAGTTGATACAGCCTTTCCTACTATCTGAACCTCTTTTTCTGCTGCCTTTTGTTGTGTTATTGCGCTTAACTCGTTGGTTTTTTGAACCCCCTGCATAAGCTTCTGGAACTCTAGCTCCTTCATATTTTCATCACTTACCGCTTGCGTGCTTGCAGATTGACACCCATACAGAACGAATAAAATGAATAAATATTTCATTACTTGATATTTTGTATCTTACCTAATTGATTTAAAGTACTTAACTTGGTTGTAGCTGATGATAAAGAACTATCACATCTACGAACCGCATCTTGCAACACATCAACCTTTACTTCTAGCTTCTCAATCTTGCTACCTTGACCATCAATCTGCTTGTTAAAAGTGCTTCTAATGTCTACATACAAAGCTGAAATACCTATGATAACCAAGAACATAGTACCAACGACTGGATTCTTTGAGAATTGAGCAAAGCTTATAGGTAGAGGGTTAGCCCCTATCTTTAAACCTTCTGATTCTTCTGCTTTTTTTCTTACTGCCTTTGCCATTATTTACGATCTTCTTTATTTTGTAATAAAATCAATATCTGCTCGTTAGTTTTTTTGATGTCTTTAATATCATCTCTCATCTCTTTTTTATCCGCCTCTAACTGACCGATACGAACCTCATGGTTTTCATACTTTTTACCATCTTCTTCAAACTTATCAGTAAGCCCATAATATCCACCTAATATAGTTAGAAGTAAAATAACTAATGACGCCTTTGAGTGCCAAGTTTGTTCAACTTGTTTTTGGATTGCTGCTTCCATTTCTATTCAGATGTTTTATTGCCTTTAAAGTTACCAATTAAATCTCCTATCTCCTTTACAGAAGCTAATCCTAAAGAAGTGCATACCAAAGTTACAGTACCCCATACCAATGATTCGGCTGGAGCTATATGGTTTTCGCTATGTGAATTTGAATAAAGTGTCCAGTATAAGAAACCAGCACCTACAATACCTACAAGTCTTTTGCTTGAATTTGGGCTATCTGCTGAGAAAAATCCAGCCACCCAGTTGAATAATTTTTTCATATAAATAATAATATTAAGAGTACAATAATAACGTAAACTAAAGCGAATACATACCCTTTGATATTATGATTTATACGTTTCATTTTTTGAGCTTGGTATAAATGTAAATAACGACAAGGGCAATAAGAACAAAGAACAAGAACTTGTAAAAGTTATTGGCCATTTTCTTCTTATCTTTTTCTACTAATGTTTTCGTGATTTCTTCTGCTTTTGAAATATTGGCAGAGTCGGTTTTGGTTAGCTTGGCTTCAGATTGCCTTTCGCGTGTACCAGTTGTCCATACTTCTGTGTACTTTGGTATGGTTATCATACTATCTTTGGTTACCCATAAGGTATCGTAGTATGTAATGGTTTTGGTAAAATATTGTTCTTTTTCTATTACTTTTGTAACGCTATCATAGAACGTAACTCTCACACTATCAATGGATCTTACAACTGTACTATCCATTCTCCTCTCGGTTTTTTTAACCGAAGCACAGGAGCAGAAAAAAATCATTATGATAGCGAGTCTATTCATCTATCAAAAATAACTTTTTTCTGTCAAATTGTGCGCAAAAAATATAAATTAATAAGCGTTATACGACTTCTCCTCCACAATGTCGGACTTATACTTTATGTTGATTTGCTTCTTGATGTCTGCTCTTTGGTCATTTAGCCTGTAAACCTGCCTTGCCAAAAAGACAAACAACTTATCAAACTCCCTGTCGTTTTCGCAATCTCGGAGGGAATCTTCTACCACCCACAACTGCCTGTTTATATCCAAAAGCCTATGTGTCAATGGATCTGCGGCTAATTCAGGAAAGCTTTCTTTTATTACACTATTGATGTACTTCCATTCTTTTTTAATGTTAATTTGCTTTTGCTCGTCTAAAATTTCAAATGATTTGATGGTTAAGATGGTGTACTTATCGGCTATTTCGCCAATGCTTACTTCTATTTTCATAATAATTATTTTAGGCAAAGATATATTTATTTAATTAAATTAATTACTTTTGCTTAATTAAATTAATTTTATGCCAACTAGCTTTCAATTTTTCAAACAAGAAGTCAGGGATTACATTGTAGATAACGTAGCCGTAAACAAAAAGATATTAGATGTAGGCGCTGGTATTGGCACCTATTCTGATATGCTAAAAAACTATGGCTACTACATGGATTGCGTAGAGATATACGAACCCTATGTAGTTAATTACCAATTAGATAAGAAATACAACAACGTATTTATACAGAGCGTAGTTGGCTTTCACTTTGATTATTACGAGTTTATCATCATGGGTGATGTGCTGGAGCATTTGTCCGTGGAAGATGCACAAAGTATAATCAGAAAGATAGTAACCAGTGGTAAGCAGTGCTTGGTGGCAGTGCCATATCTTATGGAACAGGGAGAGCATGAAGGCAATGCCCATGAAACTCATTTGCAGCCTGATTTAACTCCGGAGGTTATGGAAACCAGATACCCAGAATTACAACTACTATATGCCAACCAGTACTATGGTTACTATGTAAACAGAACTTACAAGCATAAGAAAGCTTATTTGCTATATGCAGATGAGTCGTATGCCGATTTGGTTCAATTGTGCGTTGAATCAATCCGTAAGTTCAGCGAGATACCAATCCTAGTTTACATGCTTAACTCTGATAAAAAGATTGAAAATACTGAAACAATAAGATGGGATTGTGATGTAAAGCATCTGAAACAAAGGGCCGACTACATTGATAGATCCAATAAAAGCATCTACAAATTACTTATACAAAGACCTTTAATAACCAAACATGCACTTGAAA